GTCGTGAAGCGATTTTCTTTTTCGCTTCAATTTTGACGGGGGGATACCTCGTCACGTTCGGCCACCAGCTTCCGCAATTCTTCGATGCTGATTTTCCCTGCATCCGCCAGTTTGTGATGGAAGGCGCAGAGGCATATGAGATTGGAATCATCCAGAAGCAGGTCTTCTCTGTCCTTCAGTTTTACAATGTGATGAACTTCCAACGACTCATATTCAAGCCTGCCCTCTTTTCTGCACACCGCACAAAGCCATTGACTTCTGTCTTTAATGTCTTTTGCCTTCTTCGTCCATGCATATTGAGAACGCAGTTCTTTTTCTTTGTCAGGTTTCTCGTATATTCTTCTTGTGCATCGTGTTCCTAATGGATGAACCTTTCCGCATTTGAAGCAATAACGCCCGCCCGTCATTTCTTTTCTTTATCGGTTCCGAACTTTGTCTGTGTGAGGTCATACACACCGCCAGCCATCAAGCCAGACAATGCGGTGATGATTGCCTGCACCCAGTTCACGTCACCTGTCACGAGGCAATACACGACTGCTGCAATCAATCCGATGACCATGTTCTGGATCGGAATGTATTTGGATTCCATCCAGTTGAATTTCTTCGCCAGGAATCCGAACACCAAAGACACTACCATTGAGATAACCGGTATAAGGTTTGCTATTGTGATTTCCATGTTTCGCTCCTTCTATAAGCAAATTGACAGCACTCTCCCTGCTGTCAACCTTGCTACATTACGCAATTTAATTATTCGAGAAACAAAATGACGAAAACACCACGAGGTGAGGATGTTTGCTACTTCACTTTGCAATTCCGATTTTATAAATGCTTTTTCTAAAATAAAAGGACATTCGGGACATTGTTTTCATTTCAAACAAAAAAGGCACATTTCTGTGCCCTTTTGTGTCCAAATGTACCTTTTTGTGCCTAAGTGTCTCTTTTTGGTTTCTCAAGTATTGCCATGAGTCTGTCGAGTCCTATAAGTATTTCCACTTCCGTGTATCCATTTTCTTTGTAAGGTTCGATTGCCTTCCTCATTGATCTCCATCTGTCTTCCCAGGGATTATTCGGATCGTATTCAGGCTCATACAGTTCGACAACCAGCATGTCAGTCTTCTTGTCCTTCGTCTGCCACAATCTCTGCTTCACCATTTTTCTCATCCTCTTCGATTTGTTTCTCGAGTTTCTCCTTCAGATCTGAGTGCGACCACTCGAACCATTTACGGTGTACGGCCTGAGATGGTTTGTATCCCTTCTTGCCTGCCCAGTGTTTGACAGCGTTCCTCAGGATCTTCCGGTTGTATGTCTTTCCCTGTTCTTTGATGTCAGCTCTTGCCGGTTTCTTTTTCTTCATGTCTTTTATCCTTTCCAACCACGAAGTTCTGAACCTTCAGCACGACCACGTCATCCGGAAGCATGTCTCCGTTCTTGATCATCTCCTTCAGTTCCTGTTTGTCCTTTGTCATGTAGTTCTTTCTTCCTTTGCTGACATATGTCAATTCAGCCTTAATTGTGATTATGTCGTCCATTTTCTTTCTCCTTTCAGTTTTTGTTGTTGCGTGCCATCACTATGTTCATTTCTCTGACCGCAGCTTCAGCGCACTGTGCTACGTTAATATTGCTTTCTAATGTCTTTTGAAACAGTTCGAGGCCATGCAGCTCGCCTTGCAGAAAAATGTTTGTCACCCAGGCTTCTCTGCTTGCATCCGGTTTTGTTTCTTCCAGCCTCTCTTTGACAACTTTAATAAGACACTGCAAAGCTTCTTTGTCTTTTTGCATTCCAAGCGACACCAAGCCTATTGTGTATGATGTCTCCTCATTTGCCATTATTCCCACTCTCCTTTGTTTCGTTTTTCAATAGGAATCTCAATTTTCCTGTAGTGGCTTTCGTCCGCCTTTTCCTTCATCGCCTCAAAAAGCATGTTGTACTCTTCCTCGGTGATTTCTTGTTCAACCATGCCACAGGTAGTGCGGTATGCCACCTTATACACAATTTTGTATGGCCCGTCTTCTTCTGTTATCAGTGATTTCGGTTCAATTGTTGCAGACAGTTCGTAATTGATAACAATCCGATAGAACAACTCCTCTTTTGTCATTTTCTCCACCCCTTTGCATATCTGTCCAGGTCAACCTGGATGTCGTTCAGATTGTTTGTGCTCATTTCCAGAATGACACCAGGTGTCTGGATCGATAATTTGTATTTCATGTGTTTCGTGTCTGTCTTGTCACGGTCGAATACATATATCTCGACCTTTGTCTCGCTGTTTTGCATTGTGATCAGCCCGTATTCTTCCTGCAGTTCGACATCGAGCTTGTATCCACGGTTCCGGCACTCGTCCAGGAGCCAGAATATTCTGTAGGTATTTTCTTTTCCATACACTGTCATTGTGTGTCTCCCTTCTCGTAGAAGCTGAATTGTCTGTAGACAAGCTTCTTCACCGAATCAACCGTTGCCTTCTCTCCCATTTCGTCTGCGATCTCCTGCCACGTGAGTCCTTCGATGTATCTCATCCGGAACGCACATCTGAGTTTGCTGTTCGGAAGCTTCTGGATCTGTTCCTCGCACCGTTCAACAGTTCGCATGTATGCCCTGCATGTGCGGTCATATTTCTCGCACATTTTATTGAGTTCATCGGAGGGTGGGAGAGTTCTCATCACCCTCTCGATGCTTTGGATCTCTTTTTTGAGGTTATACACCTCGTTCATTTCCTTCCTGTTCATTTTCTGCCTCCAGTGGTCAGCAGGACAGCTGTCACGATGACTCCCGCAACAAGCCCGAGTGCCAATCCCAGAAAAAACGCAATTGTTGTCGCCATTCCCGACTCCTTTCGTTTTTGCATATTACAAAGTGAATGGCAGCTCATCAAGTTCCTCTTGTGTCAATGCCGTTGACGTTGGCTTTGGTTCTTCCTTCTTCGGCTCCGCCTTCTGACTGCTCCTCAGGATGATCTCCATTGCAGCTTTCAGTTTCTGATCGCCACCGGACTGTTTGCAATACCAGTCCAGATAGTCCGGATTGATGTCTCCGAGTTTCTGGTCTTTGTATTTGCCCGTTGGCATGACCGTGTTTTTGGCCTCAGCTTCGATTTCGGCCTTTGTCCTGGTAGGATTTGCCGTCTGTTTCTTTTCAGCCGGTTTCCCGCCCGCATTTTGGCCTTCACCGGCGGTCTTGTCGAGGACGTCCTGCTCCACGATTTCATAAATAACCATGTAGAGGTATCTCCTGAGGTACGTTTCAACGGCTCCGAGGTTCTGAACCTCATGGCACCCCTTCAGCTGTGCTGTTGACATCGGTGTCTCGAACACCAGGCGGTCTTCCGGATTGTCTGTGTTGATAACGGTTGCCGTTGCCTGTTCCTTTGTGAAGGATATGACGGTCATGAATCCGAGGGTGTGTTCCAGTTTCGTCACCTCGGGAAGGAAGTCTTCCAGTTGTACGTATGTGTAATCCGCATACTTGTTGTACCCTGAGCCTTTGATTGTTTTCTGCTTTAGCGTGTAACGTGCCTCGTTCAGCTTCTGGCAGATATTCATTTTGTTCGTTGTGTTTTCCATTTTGCATTTCTCCTCGATTACTTAATTTGCAGTGATGTGTTTGTTACCAGTTCCGCACCTTCGATGATTTCCCCGTTCTTCAGTGCTTCTTTAATTCCGGCTTTGTCGAGTTTGTATTCGACTTTGAACCATTCATGCGGAATAAGGCTCTCGTCACACCTTACCGCCTGGGAGTTTCTGAAGGACAAGCTGAACAGTGGTGTCTTGTATGATGTTTCACCGCTCTCCTGCATTGCCAGTGTCAGTTTCTCCTTAATTCGTTGAGCTGTGTTTTCTGCAGCTTTCTGTTTTTCCGCAAAGCGGTCTTTTTCAGCTTTGAACTGTTCGGCATCGGACATCAGCTGTCTGATCAGCTTGCAGTATGATTCATACTTCTCCGTTTTGTCCGTTGAGATGCGATTCAGTTCTTCCTCGTCTTCCGGAAACAGTTCACCCCCCTGTTCCTGGATCTTGACCATCAGCTTCAGATAGTCCTCTTTAATTTCGTACAGTGTTGCCATCGTTTGTGTCTCCTTCCGTTATCCAGTATTTTTTAAACCTGCATGATTCACCGTATCTGTTTGTTCTCTCGATGAACTTCGAAGCGATTCTGTGTCCTTTCCTGGTCAGATCGTGAATTCTGGAAGCGAGCCTCACGACCCCCAGTTCTGTGAATGCTTCGTAGGACGTAATGCTTCCGAAGTCCTGCATGTACTGAAGTACTCTTGCCTCTTGCGTAATTTTGCTCATATCAGATCTCCTTTATTTGGATGCCATGAACGAATAGCATCAGTTTTCTTTTGATTTTGTATTCCGGCGTTCTGAACCCTTTGGCATCTTCCACCACGAGGTTCCCGTCTTTGTCTTTGTATGTGAAGTCTGCGATGTAGGAACATTCCCGCTCGACAACCTTTCCGTTGATCTTCTGGGAAGGTATCAGGACGAACTTCACCTGAGTCTTGAGTTCAGATATATGCTTTACCTTTTCCATAAGGAGCAGGTCGACATATCTCTTTGACTCCCTTTTGCTGTCGAACTTCTTTCCGGCAATGTATAGCTTATCGTTCCCGTACTTGTTCTGCTTGTACCAACTCACCCTCATTGCGAGCCTGCCTTTCTTGTGTGAGCCACCGCCAGGTTGAAGAATTCGTCAATGTCGAAAGTTGAGTTGCTTTCCTTCTCCGGCTTCTTCGTCTGAGTTGCGGTTCCGTTCGGATGATCAGCCTTCCATGACTTCTCCCAGGTCTGCACTGCAGCCTTCCAGTCCTTCATCTTATTCTTTCCCACCATCCAGCCTTTGGATGAATAGAACAGGATGAACCTTTCCGCATCCACATGGTACCCATGCTCTGCGATGTAGTTTTCCACATCCTGCTGTGAAGGTGGAATGAATCTCGTTGTTTTTTCAGGTGTTGGTGTGGACACTTGCTGTCCGCTTTCTTCTTCAGATACTTCTTCTTTAATAACTTTACTTATCTTATCTTTACTTAACTTGACTTGTGCGGACATTTGTCCGACATTTGACGTCATTTGGTTGTCATTTGGTTGACATTTGGTTGTCAGTTGGTTGTCATTTGTCCGCCATTGATATACATTGTTGATAACTTCCAGCATCGCTTTTTCCTTTTGGTATAGCGTTGCTTTGACTCTGTCTGCTCTTATCAAGTTGTGCACATGCCAGTGTTTTATACATGCTACACCGCTGTCGAATTCGTAGATCAGATTCTTGTCTTTGAGTTCCTGCAGGTTGATGTCACTGGCTCCAGCGAAGAACATCGCCTGCATGACACCTGAGCAGAACCCTTCGTCATCTGAATTCAGACACATGTATATGTATAGCAACTTTGCCGGCTGTGAACACCTGCAGAAGTTATCACTGCACATGAAGTCAACTTCAAAGATTCTTCTTCTTGACATTTTCCTCTCCTTTAATACGGGCAATCGGAATCATCTACAGTCTGTGCGGGTTCCTGTTTCCGGCTGATCGGGAAGTAGCACTTTTCGACAACTATGGAATACCTTTCCACATTCTTGCCTTCTTTGTTGACGTACTTCCTCACAGACAGTTTTCCGACAATCTCGATTCCGTCTCCCTTCTTGTAGTATTTGTTGATATGTTCGCCAACCTTTCCCCAGGCCTCGGCACTCATGAAGACTGTGTTGTCCTTTCCGTCCTGGTGTGCAATGTTGAACAGAAGCACATCCTGGTTCTGGCTCGTTTTCTTCAATTCCAGGTCGTTGGCGATTCTTCCTTCGATGATCACTTGATTCAGCATATGCATGACACCTCTCTTTTTGCGTAGTACTGTTTGTTGCCGTTGATCATATCCAGGGCCAGGTCAGCCTCATATCCGGAGATGTCCACGAATTCACCTTTGTCGAAGTCTGTCTTGACGATCAGGAAGCTTCCGAACATCATGAACCCTTCAATGACCCCGTTATCTCTGACCACTTCAACGTACTCGTTGAATGCTTTGTTGTTGATGTTTGCATACTCGTCCTTTATCAGGTACAAGTTCTTTGCGATTTTCACTGCCAGAAGGTCTTTCCCAACAAGACTCTGCAGCTGTTCCGGTGTGTTGTTCAGTTTAACTGTGCGATACCCTCTGTTTGGCATCTTGTAAATTGCTGTTGCCATTTTGTTTCTCCTTTTCTTGTCTGTCCTTTTCTTTCAGGACGAGTTCCCATAATTTGATAATTGCCTGTGTCATGTTATTCCCCTCTCTTGAACAAGTAGTCGATGTCCAAGTCCGGAAACAGTGTGTCTCTGATTTTGAACGCTTCCTGCAGCTTCATTCTTTTCACATCGTTCAGTTTGCATGTTGCCGTTCCAAGACTAACATTCAATAGTTTTGACACTGTCTCTCTTGTGTATCCTTTTCTCGCAAGCTCAGCTTCGAGATTCGGATATGCTGTGTCTGTTGACATGATGTTTTCTCCTTTCTTGTATATTCCCCGTCAAGCCGGTAGGTCAGCTTTTTGTTTAGCTGTAATAACCGAAGTATCTGAGGTACGGGCTTTTCTGAAGGTCGTCTTCTGAAAACGTTTCAGCCTTCCCGATCAGTTCCACATACTTCTCAATGTCTCCGTCACTAAGGTCTTTGAGGTTTCCGTAGTGGTCATCTTTCACAACGTAGATGTTGCCGGCATATATCTCATCGTTAATTGTTCTGTTCAGAGGCATGTTGATGAGCTTTGCTTCCTCGTTTCCCAAGATCATGCAATCATCTGGGAGTGGGAATGAATACTCAATCAATGCCGGTTCTCTGTGGTCGCTGACTGCATCCTGCAGGGCCTTCAATGAGTTTGTCAGTCTTGTTTCAACTGCCGGAAAGCCTGGCTTGCACCATAGCACTCTGACTCCGTCCATTTGTTCCAGGTTGTCAAGTTCTTCCTGACTAAAGATTACTTCGTATAGTCCTCTTGCCTTCGGGCCACATGCATCGAAGTATTTGTACATGCCATCCAGTATGCTGTCGCTGTCCTCAATCTTGACGATGTCGCCATCCTTCAGTGCTTTTCCCTGGTGTGTAACCGGAAGCGGATATTCCCCGAATTCCTCGAACAGTTCCTCTTCTGTTGTTGCTTTGGTGTATCCTGTGAACACCATCTTGCTGTTTTGATAAATTGTCACCTTCATCATGTTTTTGCTCCTTTCAATGTAATCCCTTTCGAACGTTATCTTGCGATCTTTGTCCACCGTTAGAATTAGCATTTTGTTTCTCCTTTTTGTTTCTCGTTGTTCACCAATATTGGTTAACTGCACCCCTATAGTACACTAATTTTGGTTCATTGTCAACTGTTTTTCGCACATTTTTTTCAATTTTGGTGAAAAAATGTTTACTTTTTAGAAAATTGCCATTATAATATGCTCACTAAAATTAAGGAGTCGCACATGACCAACGAACAATTGCTAAAAGATTACATACTCACCAAATACAAAAGCCTTCGTGAATTTTCCATCAAGAACGGCATTCCATACTCAACAGTCAGCAACATTTTCAATCGTGGATTGATGAATAGCGGTGTCTCGCTGATTCTCAATGTTTGCCACATTCTGAACATTGATCTTGAGTCTCTTGTTGCCGGCAAAATTGTCGAGAAGAATCTCACATCTGAAGAACTGACACCGAAGGAGTCACTCGTTGCTTCTGCATATCGCAACAATCGAGAGATGCAGCCGGCTGTTGACCGCCTTTTGAACATAAGCGATTCAACAATCGAACAGGACATAGCAGACACAGTCATGGCAGAAAAAAATACCGTCTCAAATTGACGGTACTTCTGCCCTTTGGCGAGCATGTATACATTTTCACGACATACTATACTTAATGCTAACGTGCATGTTTTGTTATCTTTTGCACGTTGAGGAGTCCACATGAATAAATTCGCAGTCATTTACGCACGCTATTCTTCACAGAAACAGAACGATGAATCCATCGAGCAACAGGTGGAGATTTGCCAGGAATATGCCAAACAACACAATCTGGACGTCATCGACATATATGCCGACAGGGCCACGTCCGGCACATCTGATCAGCGTGTTGCGTTCCAGAAGATGATCAGAGACTCGGCAAAGGGCCGGTTCTCTGTTGTCATTGCATACAAGTCCAACAGGTTCGGGAGAAACATGCTCCAGGCCCTGTCAAACGAGGACAAGCTTGCTCGGAACGGGGTCACTGTTGAATATGCCAGGGAGATGTTCGGAAACGATGCTGCAGGCCGTTTTGCCCTGCGTTCCATGATGAATCTCAACCAGTTCTATTCCGAGAACCTGGGAGAGGATGTGCTCAGAGGAATGAATGCCTCAGCTCGTGAAGGCAAAGCTATGAGCAAACCACCATACGGATTCTGCATTGTGGAAGGCAAAATCGCACTGCATCCCGAACAAAGCAATGCGGTGAGGGAAATATACCGCCTATACAACGAAGGCTTGAAAATGAGCGAAATTTGTGCCTACCTGACCGAACATGGATATAGGTCATCAACAGGCGGTGAATTCTCGCTCTCCTGTGCCCGCAATGTCCTGGTGAAGGATGTCTATCGAGGACACTATAACTGGAACGGAATCCCCATGCCCATCCCTGCAATTATTGATGATGAAACATGGCACAAGTCCAGGCTTCAGAGAGATTCGAGGACATTTCACCCGCAGAAACACAAAGCCAAAGAGGTGTATTACCTTTCCGGTAAGTTATTCTGCTCCGAGTGTGGCAGCCGGATGTCCGGCACATCTGCACAATTTAAAGGGAAGACGTACCGCTGGTATATATGCAAAAACGACAAAAGAAAAATCCAGAAGGACATTCTGGAAGATTGCATTGTAAAAAACACCCAGGAGCTGTTGCTTGAGGGTTCCATTCTCGACACCATTGTTGCGGAGATCTACAACTTCAACAAGTCTCTGGATGAACGTGACGAGGTTCTGGATCAACTTCAGAAGGAACTGAAGGAAACGAATTCAGCCATCGCCAACATTGTCTCAGCTATCGAGCATGGCATCATGCTTCCGGATCTGAAGGAACGAAGCTCGGCCCTGCAGGAACGTAGAACGGAGATCGAGCGGAAGATTGACAACCACAAGCGGGCAACAATCACATTGTCGAAGTCTGACATCGAAGCAGTTCTGAAGTCTTACATCAAGCCGATGATTGAGAACAACTACGATGATGCTAAACGATTGATTCTCGAGGAATTTGTCCACCATGCGGTGCTGTTCGATGACCACGTTGTGGTATATTTCAACTTTCTGAATCACGACAAAACACCCATCAATAAGGAATATAAAATAAAAAAGGCGAGCCATTCGACTAACACGCCTGATGGTTCACCAACAAGCACAATAGTCGAATTGGAAGGTATAATGTTCGTTGGCTTTCCATTTCGCATTTCATAAAGGGAAAGGGCACCACTCGTCATGGTGCCTTTTCTCTTGGAGTTTTTTCATGGACTTATACGAAGGTTACTTCGCCAAGTAGCATGCAATGGTTACATTATATATATATGCGGTTCCCGTTCCGGTGTTCACACCCTTCAGAAGCAGTCCGCTCCCATCCGGTGTTGTGTCCTGTGTCAGGTCTGCTTCAGAGAACAAGTCTGTCACGACAATCTTTCTGGAGTTTCCGCCTGTCGACAGTGCGTTCGATGAGATTCCGCCCATTGTAATCTTTGCGGTGTTCGTTGAGCTCGTGCTGATCTGAGCCGAGAGCTTGTACTTTTTCGTATACGCAGGCGGAACCGTGATTCCGTTAAACAGTCCGGTGATCAGATTCAATGCCAAACCATAGCAGATTGTCTCGTCAGAGCCTGTTATGGTTATTTTTTCTGCAGACAGTGTTGCCATTGCGATGCAGACATTGTTGTCAACCTGGAGCCCTTCGGATTCAATGCTGTTGTTGTTCTTCGGGAAGCAGTTCACCCCGAAGCTGGAGCGGACATGGTCGAAGAATACCAACGGCATGCCAACGTCAACTGTCAGAATGTATGTCGTTGTCTCCAGCAGATCTGTGAGGACGAATTTGACATTCCATCTGTATGCGTTGTCGAGGTTTCTCTGGTACGTTGTGCCGGATGTTATCGTTTCCGGAGACGGATATGATCCATCCGTTGTTTTCTTGTACGCCATTGTGATTGTTCCGGAATTGTGTCCGTCAATCGAACTGAATGTCGCACTGCACTTCAGATCTGTTGCGGTGTAGTAGTTGTCCACCCTTCGAGCTGAACAGTCAGCCTTCGGAGCCACATAGTTGATGATCTGAACTGTTATTGACACAGTTGTTGTGAGCCCTCTGGAGTCTGTAACGGTTATGTCTGCAGTCACGTTTGAGGACACGTCTAACGTTCCGATCGACTTCGTCCAGGATGCAACAGAGCTCTGCCCTGCCACTGTTGTGTCCGTGGTTGTTGTTCCGTTTATGTATATATCAACCTGGGTGAGTGTCGCACTGTATTTAGCTGCGATTGCCGTTGCCAACATCTGAAGCACAGAATGTCCTCTGACAATCTTCTGGTTGTTGGACGTAATTGCAACAGTTGTCGCATTCGTGTCCTGGTATGATGCACCTGTGATCTGCGGTGCAGATGCAACAGGATCGGCTTGCAATGGTATCGTTGTTGTTGTTTGACCAATTGTTGAACCACCATATTTGGTGATGCATTTAACCGTTATATTTGCGGTGCTTGAA